TGCTGACCACAGGCCCCCCCATCTTAAACCGAGGGCAATGATGTGGCGAAGAAGGTAGTCGGCGAGAAAAAGAAGCATCCGGGCGGTAGGCCAACGAAGTTTTCGAAGGATCTTAAGGACCGGATTCAATTCCTCGCTCGCAAAGGGTTGACGAACGAAGAGATGGCTTCTGTTTTTGGCGTTACCCGTCAAACATTTTTCAACTGGCAAACCAAACATAAAGAGTTTTTTGACGCCCTAAACGACTGGAAAGATAAGGCAGATTCAGAAATTGAGCGATCTCTTTACGAACGCGCTTTTGGTTATACCCATCCTGAAACCAAAGTGTTTTGCAATAACGGTGAAATTATCACAGAACAAGTCACCCGGCACTACCCTCCAGATCCAACCTCCATGATTTTTTGGCTGAAGAACCGGAAACCCGATAAGTGGCGGGATAAAACAAACATTGAGCACTCTGGAGACGTAACGGTTATGAAGCCGGCCGCCGTATCCAAATCTTCCAACTCTGGGATAAGCGATGGCTGATGCTGCTAGGGAAGAAGAGATTTGCGAGTATGAGCCCCTCCCGACACTAAGGGCCTTCCACGAGTCGCCGGCGCAGATCAGGTGTGTTGTAGGCCCCGTTGGTTCAGGGAAGACCACCGCAGCCACATGGGAAGTTTGCTATTACCTGCCTCAATTCCTCTTCGATCAATACAAAATCACCAAAACCAGATGGGTTATCGTCCGCAACACTTATTCGGAACTCATCGATACCACACAGAAAACAGTATTTGACTGGTTTGGTTGGGGTCGATATGAGGTCCAACGTAAAACCCTCACCCTGCAATACCCAGAGGGTTTTAGTGTTGAGGTTATGTTTAGATCGTGTGACCGGCCAGACGATGTTAAAAAATTCAAGAGCTTTGAGATCACAGGATACTGGATTGATGAATCTATCGAGGTCGGGGATGACGTTAAGAAGATGCTGAAAAACAGGATCGGGCGATTCCCCAAGAAGAGCAAGGTCCGCTTCGGCATTGAAACCACCAACCCTCCCGACATCGAGGCCAGCACGTATAACGATTTCGCCTGGCACACCCCGCCTCCTGGGCCTGTCCCGGAAGGAACGCCCAAAAGGTCTCATGAGGGCTTTTGGCAACCTCCCCGGGAGAACGAGCCAAACCTCCGGCCCCACTACTACGACGACCTCCTGAACGATTACGTTGACAATCCCGATTGGGCCGACATGTATGTCATGGGCAAGCCCGGTGTTCTTGTGCGGGGTAAGCTGATTTATCACAATTTCCAGCGTGACCGTCATGTGGCCAAAGAGCCTCTTATTTATGCCGGTGGAGGTCTCTATCGAGGATGGGATAATTCCGGCAACTGCCCCGCCTGTGTTATCGCCCAGGTTCCCACGGCAGGCCGTATTCAGGTGTTGCGCGAATATGTCACCGACAAGATGGGTATTGTCGATTTCACTAAGCATGCCGTGATGAACTGCAACATGGATTACCCAGGGGCCACATATCAGGATTGGGCAGATCCGGCGGGCGCAAACAAATTCTCAAAGAAAGAAGGCGGATTTACGTCAAACGCCCAACTCATGTATGAGGCTGCGGGCGTCAACGTGATTTCAAGCGATCAAAACATGACCGCACGTATTCAGGCCGTAGATCAGGCTTTGGGCCGCATCGATGGGTTGCTGATTGACCCGTCATGCACGCGGTTAATCAATGGCTTTCTCGGCGGCTACTGTTATCCACAGATCGGCAATACCGGAGAGTACAGCGACAAACCCGAAAAGAACCGCTTCTCCCATCCCCACGATGCCCTTCAGTATCTTCTACTCAAGTTGACCACCAGCTCCGGCAAGGTTAAGCGCTTTACCCCACGTCGCTCGGCGGCTAAGGCTATCAATTCATCCCGATTCACGCCAATGCGGAGGGTCGCTTAATGCCTAAATCATCCAGTTTTAAGCCGCCCGATGTTAAAACCATGCTGTCTTGGGTCTCTGAGGCACACTGGGCGTCCAGACGATTACACGGCGGCCAGCGATGCGGGCATTGAGATGTTGGCCATCAACCGCACGTTCCCGGTGGTCAACCTCATCCTCGGCACCCAGGCAATCAACAAGTATGACGTGCTGGCTAAGGCCAGGACCCAGGATGATGCTGAGATCTCCCAGGTCATGAGCGAGGGTATCCAGTTCGTCATGGACCAAAGCGACGGGTCGTTCCTAGTGACTTCGGCCTTCCGTGACGCGATTATTCCCGGGATAGGCTGTCTCAGCCCCGGCTTTCACCCAGACCCCCGGCGGGAGAAAGTGCGTGTCGCATACCGCGACTGGAAGGAAATTTGGTGGGATCCGTTTGCGTCCCCATGGTTCAGCCCGATGGATTGCCGATACGTGTTCCACCAGCGATGGATGGACCTTCAGGCGCTCCAGGCGATGTTTCCCAAGCACGATAGGGAGCTGGGAGACTATTTCAGCGACCTCTCCGGAGGGATGAAGACTGAGTGGAACAGCATTTTTGATGACGAGGCGTCTCTTGTCGAGCAAAATACGCAGACGATGGCCGGATCGGACTGGGCCGACGCCAAACGATCCAGGGTCCGACCTGTCGAGATGTGGTACACGGTGTTCGATAAAGCCTGGTTTGCCAAGTTCGCAGATGGGCGCGTTATTGAGCTGGCCAACGATATGGACGCCATGGCGCAATATGAGGTCATACAGCAGGCCCAGGAGGTCGTGGCGGCCACTATCCGGCGTGTAAGAGTGGCGACGTTCCTTGGCGACATGCTACTGCAAGACCTCCCCACGCCATACCCGCACGATCAATTCCCGTTTATCCCCTTTATCGGCTATATCGACCGCTACAAACATCCCTACGGGGTTCCCCGGCAGATCAGGGACCAGGACGTTGAAATCAATAAGCGCCGATCCATGGCGATGGCGCTTCTATCCAAGCGCAGGACAACGGCTGAGTCTGACGTGGCGGACGACAAAGAGGGCTTGCAGGCCATCTACGAGGAGGCGAACAAGCCTGATGGGTTCGTGGTGGTCAATCCCGGGGGGCTGAACAAGATCAGGATCGATGAGCATCAGAGCCTCGCGTCTTCTCAGGTGTCCATCCTTCAGCAGTCGGAGAACGAGATCCAACAGATCAGCGGGGCCAATGCAGAGCAGATGGGTTATCAGAGCAATGCTCAGTCAGGCCGCGCCATCGAAAAACGTCAGGTTCAGGGGGCTACTGTCACAGCGGCCCTCTTCGGCAACCTGCGGAGGTCTACCAAGCTGCTGGGTGAGCAGGTCGTGAGCCTGATTCAGGGATCTTGGACCGGCGAGAAGATCCTGCGCGTTACAGATCGCCTGACAGGCGCGGAGAAGTTTGTGGCGATTAACCAGCCGGACGAGACGGGCAGGCTGAAACACAATATCACCCAGGGGAAATATGACCTGGTGGTGTCTGACGGTCATGGAATGGGTAAAGAAATCTCCGCCGGAGATCATCCCGCACATCATTCAGCTCGCTTTCGAGATGAGTAACCTACCCAACAAAGAACAACTCTTGGCACGTATCAGGCCGATTCTCGGGGTTAACCCCGGCGATGAAGACCTGACAGCGGAAGAGATCAAACAGAAAACCATTGAGCAGCTTGAGGCGCAACAGAAGGCCCAGGCGCAAATGGCAGAAGTTGAGCAACGGCGAATCACGCTTGAGTTGGACAAGATGGAGGCTGAGAACCAGAAGACCCGGGCTGAAACGCAGAAGATCGTTCGGCTGGCAGACCTGGACCGCGATAGGTTGCAGCTCGACAAGGGCAAGTTGGAGCTGGACAGCTTTAAGACGGGGTATGAGATGCAGGCGAAAGCAGATCAAGCGAAGACCAAGGAATATGAGGGGTATCAGCGGAAGATGAATCAGGGTGGAGGTTAAGGTGGACCTTGCAGCCGAAGCGGCTTTTGAACGGAAGGCAGAAAAACACTTCAGGGGCCATCGTGGCCTTTTGAACGGACGGGATTTCAGGTGGAACACCGAGCGATTTAGGACGGACGTGGGGAATGCGACGTTCGAGCGCAACTATGACAGGACGTTTCCCGGGTCGCCGGGATCGCCGGAGTGGTGGAAGAAACGATTTCAATAACATAGCTTAACAATCAGGGTTCCGCTCACGGTCGGCCAACCGGAAGGCGGGCGTAAGAAACAAATTCAGAGAGCGGCAGTGTGGTGCCACACCATCACATTTGCCGCTCTTTTTTTGTTTGCCCTGATGACCTTTTCGCCTAGCCCACGTCACGGGCTGATCCACAGCAGTCCAAATACGGCACTCTCCCTGCCGATACCCGGGAGCAGCGTCATGTCCATCGACGTTAAAGGAGGACCGGCAAATGGAACAAGCAACATCCCAGGCAACAGAAACCGCGGCAACGCAAAACCCGACACCCGAACCGGCGTCAATCGAAAATGTGGTTGATGCCAGCGCAGACAGCGAGGCGCAAAGCGTAACGACATTCGAGCCGTTGTTCGACACGGAGACTATTTCCGATGAGGACCTGATGGGCGAGGATGCCGAGAAACCAAGCGAGGATGCTGAGAAACCCAAAGACGAATCAAAAGCCGAAGAGAAACCGTCAGAGACGAAAGAGGCGGGGACGTCTCCCCCGAAAGACGAAAAGGCGGCTGAGGATGCGTCAGATGGCACAGGAGAGGCGCAGAAGCCCCCAAAGGGGTTTGTGCCCATCCAGGCGCTACACCAGGAGAGAGGACAGCGCCAGGTGCTCACACAGGAGGTTTCGCAACTGCGGGCGGAGTTGGAGGCGTTTAAGAGCGGAAAGAAGGCGGTCGAAGACCCAACCGCCGAACCGGAAGTTGAGGACTTCAAGGTCCTGTCTGAGCAGGAGTTCGAGTCCCTGCTCGAAGAGGATCCGGTTGAGGCGATCAAGTATGACCGGAAGCTGAGGGCCTGGGAATTCGAACAGGCCAAGAAGTCCGAGGCCGAGAAGGCAGAGAAGGCCGAGATTGACACCAGCATTGGGATGATGGCCGAGGCCGTGCCTGGGCTGTACGACCAGGACAGCGACATTAACCAGCGCCTCAGTGAATTTGCCGTAGAGAACGGGTTCGCGGATCTGGACGGCCTTGCCGTTGTAACAGACCCGCGAACCAAGGTGATCCCGGCCAATGGGGGAGCGCCTAAACCGTTGGGACGAGTGGCAGCAAACCTTGTTGTGATGCTCAACTCCCTCTTTCAGCAGGCCTCAAAG